GATACCGCCGTTGTTGTATTGTCTACCCTGCGTAGCCCTTGGAATACTGAACGTCCTGCGCTTGTACCCACATGAAGTAACTCTGTGGTGTCGTCATAAGCCAAAGCTGTTACCGCATCAGAGGAGCCGTATAGCGTGGCTTGGGTATTATCTTGGAACAACACCTTCTCGTCCTCGTAGATTTTCTTGATCTGCTCTGGGGATGGGGCTGTGGCTGATATGCGCCAGAGGGCTAGGGAGCCTGTGTAGACCCCACCGTAGCTAGATGAAGGGCCATCTGTTGCCACGTACAAAACTGCATCTGTACTAGACACATCCCGAACTGTGCCGCTTTTCGTGCCTTGTAAAACACCTCCAAGCCAAACCTCTAAAACACCATTTCTTCGTATAAAACACCAACAGTTCCACACATCAGCATCAATAGAAGGCGTGGTAATATCTGTTTGTATCGTTGTTTTGTTTCCTGAACTATCACCTGTGGAAAACCACACTTTATCTGTGGTATATGAACCAACGGTAAAAAGGTGATTTGCGTTGTTTGAATTACGAGTTAAAAATGGGCCAATGGTATCTGTACCTTTTTGCCAACCCATAATACAAAAGTCACCCGTCCCAAAGTCCAAGTCACTGTTATACGGCTGCATCAGGTAGTTAGAGTCAGACCACCCGCTATACGCCACCAGATCAGCACCAGTAGCCACAGGGTCTTTGGTCACAGTGCCAAACACCTGTAAGCCATTGCCGTTCACGCTGCGATCTTCTTCGGCTAGGCGTACTGAGATGTTGTCTACGGTTGTCTGCTGACCAGAAACAGTACCCCCACCCTGCAAGCTAAAGAATGTTGTGGTAGATGTAGCCACAAAATCTAGTGCAATAGTCGTGTTCGACAAGAAGCCAGATGCACCTATGTTTCCTGAAGACGCAGAGGTTCCAATTAAAATCCTAGATGTAATGCCCGTAACATCACAAGAAGCAACGTACCTTTTACCCACTACAGTGGTAATACTTTGATACACAGAAGCGTTTGACCCAGTGACTTGCTCCAAAATTGCAGAGCCACTTGAGTAAGTGAAAGTCCCATTTGAGGTGACTGTCCACCCAGAAACATCACTATCAAACGTACCATTCGTCACCAACTCACTGCCAGTAACGTCAGTATCATCCGTGTCGGACAAGGTGGCGAGTTTGATGTCGCCGTTCATCCAACCTGTGTTGTAGGTGGAGGTAATATAAGCACCTGCATTTTCGTTATTAATTTCAGATGTTTCTAAGATAGCTGTTAATCTGCTATTAAAACCTGCGGCAAGGCCATAATCTGTGGGCGTTGCATCTATTACATTTGCACCTGAGTTTGTGTACGTTATGGGGTTTAAAACAACAGCAGAATACGCTAGAGTGCCAACTAGCGTTTCATAGACACGTTCACTATTACCTCGCCAGTTACTAAATGTTTCGTCAGACGAAGGTATACTATCTACCACATAGTTGTAATATTGTTGTTGACCACCACTATTTTGTGCTGAAAACGCTAATTTGTTTTCTTTAGTAAATTCTATTTTATTTGCGCCTGTGTAGGTATTTGTTGTCTTTAAATCGACAACAGTCCCATCATCCTTGATAACACTGACACCACCATCGGAAGCTATCGCAATCGTAGGCACAGGTAAGCCCGTAGCTGCATCAATCGGGGCGTTGGGTAGCACGGTCATGGCTACATCGTTGACTATGGAGTTTACCAAAACTGGATATAATTCTGGTGTAAAATCGGTGTCTACATAATCTATTAAAGGAGTTACAAAGCCATTAACATTAACAGTGTCCGATCTGTGATAAGCTACATCTTCTATAAAACTAAAGATATCAACCCCTGCGTTATAAGTGGTACTAGATGCTGTTTTCCCAATTACTAATGTAGCATTAAGCATGGAGACTGTAGTTACTGGATAACTACCACCACCTATACGCATAATACCCGCACCATTTGACGTTGATGACGAAACAAGCTGCTTCCACATAGGCAGATCAGGGTCATCACCATCGTAGATCGTAACGGTATCACTCTCAGCCACAATCACAGCAACCGCAGGGAACTCCTTACGGCTACCACGAGTAGCAGTGTTCAAGGTTTCGTTATACCAGCTTGTGCCTTGTGTGCGCTTACGCCATGCACCACCGTCACTGTCCTTGCTGGTGTCATAAACGAATACGTCTACGGCTGTGTCAAGGATCTCTTTATTGTACTCATTGAGGTCAAGGCTGTGCCAGATGTCATTCAGTTTAGTACGAACTGATAGACCACTTTCGCCATTACTTATGGATGTTGCCATTTTGAAGTTTACTCCTAGATTCTTTTTCTTCTATCAGTTTATTCTCTTAGTGTTTGTTAGTTCTCTCTCTCTGAGAGCAGTCTATACGGTAGTCCAGTCAGCACTATCACGCCAGAACTCTGAGTCATTCCATAAGCCTGTATTCAACAACCAAGACTTACTTGGGTCTGTCTGTTCGAACTCTGTTGCTATTAACTGTTTCCATGAGAAGTAACCGAACTCAGCCTGGAAGTAGGCCAGCATACGGTCAGCCAAGGTGCCGCTTGTGTAGCCCTGGTCACCTAGGTACTTATACTGCATATCGTTAAGTGTGCCCGTGTAACCCTTCTCGGTTAGGATCTGGGCTTCTTGATCTGGGTCATCCGCAAATATCTGCATGAAACTCTAAGTATCCCTTAATTGACTTTAATGCCTAGGCGTTCTGCATCCTGAGAAAGTAATGACAAAGCCTGTTTGTTCTGCTCTTGCTCTTCCTTGGCTGCTAACTTCTTCTTAGCCTGAGAAGCATTGTCTTTATCTAACCAACCTTTGTCTAGCAAAAGTTTAGCCGCAGAGAAAGAACTACGACCACCAGTCTTCATTTCCTCAGCAATAGCCTTGATAGCCTCAGACTTAACCTTTACTTCTACTTCTCTACGCCAACGCTCTACATGAACCTTGACACCAGGACACTTACTTATGTTTTGCCATATGTCCCAAGAACCAAAGACTACCTGAGAGAACTCATACTCCGTAGGATCGTTAGGGACCATTGACAAATATAGAGCCTGAAGAGAAAGGTAATGCTTACCATGAGCCTCTATGTCCTGCTCCTTTAAGGTAAACAAGACATCTGAAGGATCTGCATAGGATAGCTCATAGAACAAACTTACTGTCCGAGCTTTACCATTAACACCTTTTAGTTGAGATAAGGAGAACATAAGTATACTAACTATTCTATCTTTTATTTTTTCTGAGGGTACAAGGTTAAGTATAGCACCATGTTTTTAAGGTGTCAAGAAGAAAATGACAAAAATAAGTAATTAAATTTTTATAGTCCTTGAGGTGATTTTAGGGATTGACAAGAGGCTCAGGAGTGTGTATAATTTCATTATCAGCCCGCCAGGGGTGATATAGTATATATCTATAGGCTATACCTTAGTATAAACTAAGGTTACCTTAGTATAGGCTAAGGTCCACTACGTAATCACTCTACGTAAGTACTTAACGTAGGTACTTAACACCAATAGGAGTAATAGTAATAGAATAATATTCTTTATGGTTCTTCTTACTTACGCCTAGTCCTAAGGACAGGTTCAGATTATCTCTGCTATAGCACCCCTTGGTACTTAAAATACCTTGGGGTGTTTTTCTTTTTGTTTATGTGTGTGTGTGTGTACTATGGCAATCCTTTTTGGCACCTAGGGAAAACTTATGAGAAAATTTAGGGTTGCATTGTACATACAGTAGGCACCCCCACGTCCCCCTTGGTCTCCCCTGCGCATCCCCTTACATTTAATGCCCCACCCCTAGGCTTTCCCTTGGTATTACCTGGGTGTTGCCTTGGTATTGCCTTAGTGTTGCCTTGATTGGGGTGAGGATAGCTTAATGTTAATAGGATTTACATTAGGTAGGTCATATGGGAAATAAACCTAAGCTCACCTTGAGCTATTCATGCCCCTGCAATCCCTAGGCTTTTCCCTGGGCTACCCTTCCAGGCATATCCTTGGCTAATACTTGGCTTATGGGATGTTTAAGATATTTCTTTCGGTAGTCATAAATTAATTTAAATTAGGTGTTGACAAATAGAATTATGGTTGTTTATGTTGGTGTCACTAACACAAACCCCTGAAAGGATCTAAGCCAATGGCTCACCCTCTAATTCATATTTCTAAAATGACTGGTAAGCTGGACGGGTTCCAGGCTATCAGCACTAACACCATGACAAACGAGTATTGCATTAAGCAAAACGCAAGTGGCAAGGCTGACAACATTTGCACCAAGTGTTACAGTCACACAATGCTAAAGTCATACCGAAAGAATATGCAACCGGCATTGCAGCGTAACAGTGAAGCCTTGGCTAATAAAGTGCATGATATGGATTACCTTCCGTCAATCAATCAGGCTTGGTTTAGGTTCAATGCTCATGGTGAATTGATTAACCTAACTCACCTAGAAAACCTAAACAGAATAGCAAGGAAGAACCCCCACTGTTCCTTTGCTCTTTGGACTAAACGGAATGATTTGGTGTCAAAATACTACAAGACAAGGGAAAAACCTAGCAACATGATCTTGATCTACTCTAACTCTAAGGTGTCAACTATTATGAGCAAGCCACCAAAGCACTTTGACAGAACATTTAATAATGTTTTAGAGCATGAGCATGTTGACAAACAGAATTGCACTGGTCAAAAATGTAAAGACTGCCGCCTATGTTATACTATAGGCAACCAAGTAACCACCATTGTGGAGATGGTAAAGAAATACTAAAGGAGAAACTAAAGATGTTCTATTGTATAGCAACCAAAGCCCTCAAGGATGGCACTCAAGGATTCCGCTTCAATGTGTGTGGCGTCAAAGGATTAACTCGCAAGAGGTTATTCAAGCGCCGCTGGGGCATAGCCAAAGGCAAGTCAATGGTGTCATTGCATATTGGTAAGCGTTCTGTTTATATTGAACGGAAGACAAACAAGACCAAAGGTAAAAGGATCAGGCATTTTGCAGGATGAATTACCTAAGTATCTCGAGAGAGAATTGGATCTGCTGGGTGTTGTGTCTCAACGCATGACACCTAGGCAACCACAAGAGAAACAAGAGCCACCTCAAGTATGGGATGGCAAAGGGGATTGTCCCTTTTAAATTAGGAGAAACTAATATGCTAGTGCAAGTTATTACCCTGAATATTTCCGATGGGGGTCAAACCACATATGTTGACATAGTAGGCACAGAGGATGCCGCAGAGAGTTATTTCATTTTGGATTTCCACAGAGAAGGGGGTGGGAATGGGACATTGAGAGTGTGCAAACTAGTGGAGGTAAGCCAATGATCTATGCAATCGCAGACGTACCACACGCAGATTATGACAATTATGACATGCTTAATAAGCTCTTTCACGCATTGTCACCGCTTGGCTGGGAGCATAGCTCGTGGAAGAATGACACATGCCCATCACTCCACTTTGATGACATGAAAGAGGAACGGCATGGCAACACCTGCCAGATATTCGTGGACTATGCAGACCCCGCCATGCGAGAGGATCCAGAGTGGCCTGTGCTGTCATTCAACTGCTATGACGCAGAGGGAATGCTGACACTCCAGAATGATTTTGACAATGTGGACAAGCTCCTAATCTATCTAACAGGGAAGGTGACACAATGACAAGGACAAGGGCAAGACAGTTAGAGGTTGTAAGGGTAGCAAGGGCCAAGGCATTTGTTGACAACTACAAGATGAACCAAGGCTGCAATAGGTGTGGCTTTGCCGAACATCCTGTAGCACTACAAATGAACCACATAGATCCCAGCACTAAGTTCAAGAATGTCTCTGAGTTAGTGAAGAAAGGTGTCATTGATACAATCAAGACGGAGCTGTCAAAGTGTGAGGTTCTTTGTGCTAACTGTCACGCTGTCCACACATATGCAAACCAACATCACAGAGAGGAGTTAGGCTCATGATCCGTATTGTACTGACCAGCAAGAGAACAAACCAAGAGATCTGCTATCATACATGCAAGAGACTGGACGAGGCGGAGAAACATGCCGAGATTTATAGTCGTATGGATGGTGTCAAAACGGAGATAGTGGGGGTGACACAATGACAAAGCGTAGGGACATAACACCAATAAGATCATACCAGATAAGACAAATAGATGTTATTGATGATGCTGACTGGCTAACGGAGCAAGAACGTGTCCATAGGTATGAAGAAGAAATAGAAGACTGCCTGTTGGTGGTGATGCCTAAGGAATATACCTATAGAACCCTTGTCAGGGACAAGCCCTAGGGTATCAACATTTTCAGATGTGTCAAGAGGGAATCGACATGGATTATGAAACAAATATCAGGCGTCATGACGGAGAGTATACCGTCTATGGAGAGCTATGGGATGATGGTATGGGGTTCTGGGATAAATGGGGTGACACAGGCTATACCTTCGAGGTGCAGCACGAGCCAGAGTTCTCTGTCACTGAGCTATACAACAAGGATGGCAAGCCCGTTCCATTAACTACCTTGACACCTAAGGAGATCCTTGTCATCATAGACATCTTCACACAAGACTATTGGGATCACATATTATGAATTGGAAATCACATAAGCCTTGTCCCTACGAGGATTGCGGTAGCACAGATGCCTTTAGCTATAACCTGGACAGCATGTCAGGTAGGTGTCACAGCTGTGAACGTAAGTACCCAAGGGACAAGGCAGCAAAGCTAGACTGGGCAGAGGAAGAGTATCCTACTCAGGGACAGCAGCAACAAGAGAAGGATGATTGGGACATGGAGCCAGCGATCAAGGCAGTGCCTACCGAGGTACTCACAGGCGTATACCGAACCATACGTAGCATCTCAGACCAGACCATGCGAAAGTATGACTGTAAGACATACCTAGACAAGGATGGCAAAGAGGTTAAGCAAGAATACATCTACCCTTCTGGTGGTGTTAAGACACGTTACTTCCCAAAGGAGTTCCGTGCAGTTAACCTCAAGTCAGACGAGCTATACGGTATGAACCTCTGGAACGCAGGGTCAGGTAAGATTGTGACCATATGCGAGGGTGAGCTAGACGCCATGTCTGCCTATCAGATGTGTCATAACCCTAAGTTCTCCTCTGCCTTTGTGTCACTGCCATCGGCAACACCATCGAAGAAGCTATGGACAAACACAAACGATTGGCTGTCATCCTTTGACAAGATCATTCTGTCTATCGAGCATGATGACCAAGGCAATGCCGTGGCCCAGCGCATAGCTAACCTATACCCCAATAAGGTATACCGTGTGCAGCATGACAAGTACAAGGATGCCAATGAGTTCCTTGAGGCAGGTGCAAAGAATGAATACTATAACGCCTGGATGAATGCCCGTAAGTATACCCCAGAGAATGTCATCAACACCACTGACCAGTTCCTTAGCCTCTACAACAAGGCAGAGAACCACACCTATGTTGAGACAGGCATACAAGACTTCGATGATATGTGCCTAGGCCTGATGCAAGGACACTTCACCCTGTTCAAGGCCCAGACAGGCATAGGTAAGACAGAGTTTATGCGCTACTTGGAGTATCGTATTCTGGCTAAGAACCCTGACATCAAGATCGCCACATGGCACATGGAGGAGACTAAGCTACGATCCTTGTTGGGTCTGGTGTCATACGACATCAAGGATAACGTGACCCGCATGGACTTGATCGAGGACAAGGGTGTCAGTGCCAAGGTACAAGAGTCAATCAGCAACATAACCAAGGACGAGAGACTATTCCAGTTCTTCTTGAATGACGAGGACGATCCCCTTGACCTGCTCGGGCACATACGTTATCTATCCCAGGCTTGTGATGTTAACTATATCTTCTTCGAGCCTATCCAAGACATCGCAGCTAACATGGGCGGTGACGAGAGCAAAGAGCAATTCCTTGCGGATCTATCTGTCAGGCTATCTAAGTTAGCCGCTGAGTTGAACGTAGGTATCGTGACCATCGGGCACACTAATGATGACGGTCAGGTTAAGTACTGCCGTATGATAGAACAACGAGCATCTGTTGTTGTTGATCTACAACGCAACAAGATGGCTGAGGACGAGGACGAAAGGAACACAACCAAGTTACTTGTCACAAAGAACAGACCAGTGGGTCCAACAGGGTACGCAGGACAACTTAAGTTTAACACTAACACCTTTACATTGGAAGAAAAGTATGCCTTCATTTGATGACCTGACAAACATGACAACAGTAGCAGCAGCCCTCTACTTCCTTGGGGTCTACTTCCACTACGTCCATGTCAAAACTATCTTTCACCTCCTCGATAGATACGAGGACTTAAACAAAACTAAAGCTATCTTCCACAGTGTAACGTGGCCTATCACAGTGCTAGTACTTATGTGGGATGAGTTCTTTGGAGCAGAAGAGGACGAAGACTTAGAATGAAAACCGTAGCAATGGACATAGAGACAGACGACATTGATGCCACACGCATCTGGGTTATCTGTGCCAAGGACATAGACACAGGGGAAACAGAACAATTCCTTAATGTGTCACACATAGAAGAGGAGAAACAAAGGTTCATAGAGTACTGCGCTGATGTTGAAACATTTGTATTTCACAACGGCATTGCCTTCGATGTCCCAGTAATTAACAGGTTGCTTGGTGAAACTGTTGTTGACTTACACAAAGTACTTGACACCCTGATTGTGTCACGCCTAGTGGACTACACTTTGGATGGCAAAGGACATAGCCTCAAGGCATGGGGGCGTAGACTAGGTGACCATAAGCTAGACTTCAAGGACTTCTCAGCCCTAACAGAAGAGATGATCTTCTACTGTCATCAGGATGTTACTGTGACGGTGCTGCTCTACAATACACTTAAGCCTGTCATCAATGACCCTACGTGGGATGAGGCTATCAGGTGTGAGCATGAGATCCAGATGCTATGTGAAGAGATGACAGACAATGGCTTCTACTTCGATCAGAACCAAGCAGAGACATTGCTTGATGAGATAGAGTTAAGGATGCTCGAGCTAACCGATGCCTT